AGAATCTGATGACTATAAATTAGCATTAAAATTAAAAAGTGAGTTTGAAAAAACATTAAATTTTAGGGTTGTTGCTAATGAAGGTGACACAAATTTTCAAGCTCAATTAAATTTAGGTGTTAAAGAATCTAAAACAGAATGGTTTATTTTCCTTGAACAAGATGATGAGATAGCTACTATATGGGTTGATAACGTAATTAAATATAGAAAAGATGACCCTAACGTAAATATCTTCTTACCGATGATATTAGATGTTACACCTAATGACCAATTTTTGAACTTTACGAATGAAGCTGTTTGGGCTTCACAATTTTCAGATGAACTTGGTGTCTTAGATAATGCAGCATTATTAAGATACCAAAACTTTAACATTGATGGAATGGCGGTACTTAAAGAAGCTTATGAAGAATATGGTGGGCTTAAAGAAAGTATTAAATTAAGTTTTATTTATGAATTTCTATTAAGAATGACTTACAATCCATGCAGAGTTAAAGTAATCCCAAAATTGGCTTACAAACATGTTAACGATAGAGAAGGAAGCCTTTTCAATACATATAAAAAAGAGCTATCTATGGATGAATCCAGATGGTGGTTATCTTTAGCAAAAAAAGAATGTTACCATATCAATGATAGGGTAATTCTTTACGAAAAAAAGGATTAACATTTCATGGCTAAACGAAGAAGAGGTCGTAAAAGAAAAAATGGTTTATATTTTGGTGAAGAACAAGAAAAAGCTGTAGTAGATTTTTTAAATGAGGAAGACCCTCTAATAAGGAATAAAATATATAATGAACATCTAAGAGGTGCATTCGATACAATGATTGAATCTATTATTAGACGTTATAAATTATATAGAAAAACTTACACATTTGATAATCTACACAGTGATACCTTATCATACCTTATATTAAAAGCCGATAAGTTCGACCCAACTATGGGTAAAAGAGCTTATTCTTATTACGGAACGATATGTAAACATTATATTTTAGGTTTGATGATTAAAGATACAAAAACGCTTAATCAGGCCCTAGATTTTGACACCTCAATTTCAACGATACACCAAGATGAAAAATTCATTTATACTTTACCAGAATCTGATTATACATTATCGGATTTAATAGATACTATTTCTGAGGAAATTAGGGTTGAGATTGAGAATGAAGGGAAGGGTAGTAAAAAGAAAATGACTGATAATGAAAGAAAGGTTGGTGAAGCGTTAATTGATATTCTTAATAATTGGGAAATGTTATTTTCATCGTTACAAGGTGGTTCTAAATTTAACAAAAATGTTATTTTAGCAACCATAAGAGAAAACACTAATTTAGTTACTAAAGAAATTAGGGTTGCAATGCGTAGGTATAAAACTATATATGATATAGTTAAAGAAGAGAAAATAGATGAAGGTTATTTATAATAAAAGCCTAAAACTATCTATTTATAATAAAAAGACTTATTATGCCTAGAAGTAAAAGACAACAAATAGAGATAAACGATAATGACTCACTTCAAAATGTGATGCAAGAAGTTTATAATAACGCATGTAACCAAATTCAAGACGCTCAAAAGGTAATTAATGAGGTTTCTGCCGCAGCAACACCAGAAGATGTTGATGATTGGACTAAAATAGCTAAAGCTAAGACTGACGCATTAAAACTTAAAGACTCTGCAATTAAGATTAAATTAGATGTTGGTAAATTACAAAGTGATATTATAAAGCATAGTGGTAATGTTGCAGCCGCATTTTCTAATAATTCAGAAATTGTCAACAAAGATAGTTTCCAAAGAGTTAGAGAATTAGTTGAAGCTAGAAATAAAAAACCTGAATAAACCACATAATGGATGTTACTAGAGAAAAATCTAATGTATTCGGTCAAATAGCCGCATTAAGGGTTTCCGCTGAAGGTTACCCTAAACAGTCATTGACTAACTCCATTGCATCAATTTCACAAAAAACAAATAGCCTAGATTTTTTAGTAGACTTACATAAAGCATTAATTGGTTTTGAATCACTTAAAGAATCTTTGGTTGACGTATTAACTTATAATTTAAATGAAATTGAATTGGATATTAAACAAGCAATTAAAAAAGCTTTAAAATCCATGGTAAGTTGTAGTGTGAATCCAAAAATACCACAATCATTCATTGATAATGGAATAGATGTAGAACTTAGTAAAATAGACCTATTAGGTATGTTTAAAACTAGTCCGTTTAGTTCCGCTGGGCAATTACTATACAATGACCCAAATGGATTATCAGATAGCACAGATTTCAACACATTCTTATACAATACAATACAAGGTAATACTACAGATTCTTGGGGAGCTGTAACAACAGGTAATGACATCCTACAAATTACGTTTAATGAGGAAGGTGTAGGCCCAGAATTACCAAACAATACACTTAATATAAAACCTAGTGCTTATTATGCTGATAGCGCAAATGGTAAAAAATTACCAGATTTAAATAATGATTATATTGATAGCATCAAACTTTTTGATTCAGCTAAATTAATCAATAATATAATTGAATCTGTTTTTGGCACCGTTAGTTTAAGTATAAATAAAGATAAAAAACAAATAAAAAATGAAATAAAAATTCAAGATATAATCGATAGAATCATCAATACTGATGATAATATGGTTATTGATGATAGCTATTTTATTTTTACCAATGAAGAATTAAATTCAATTGATTCTAGAGCTGAAGATAGAAGAAAAGGTAAAACTATAGTAACCACTTGTGGTGATTTGGATTCTTCAGTTTCATTTGATACTTTAAGTAGTCTAAACGCTCAATTAACACCATTATCAAATCAAGAAAGCACAAGTCAATTGATTGAAGCTATTACCACTATCGTTAGAAACGGTTTAGATGATTTAGCCAATGATTCAGCTAGTAATGCTAATGAAAAAGATAAATTAAACGTAAAGATTAATTTTATCGAAAAAATGTTAAAAAGCTTAATGTCTGCAATTGTGAGTGTGATATTATCACCTAAGTTAATTGTTATCTTAGCGGTTAATCACACTATAATTCATGGTGAAGCATTTGAAAATACTGAAGATTTTATTAAAAAGAATAGGGGTTTAATTACAGCGGTAATGCAATCGATAAGAGATGCTGTTGTTGGCATATTAATGGATAAAATTCTTAAGCAAATTAAAATCTTGGTAAGTGATAATATAATTAAAACTCAAATAGAAAGGGTTAAATATAAAAAAGCTCAGATAGCTAGTTTAGTAGGGGTTAAAGGTGAAGTACTTAGACAAATATCTGGATTAATAAATTAAATCATGGCACAAAGGAGTTCAATGACAAACGTCATCAATACGTTAAAGGCGGCATTTTCAACACCTAGAACACCACTAGAAAGTTTACCACCACAATTAATATTAGTTGGTGCTAGATTGAGGCCGGGGTTAAGCGCAAGGAATATTGCTTCAAGGGTTATAGCCAGACAATCGGAAGCTGGAGCACCTGTTGGTGATGTATTCTCTCAAAATTCAAATATTATGGAATCTATGACCGTAATTTTAATTGAAGAAATTATAAGTGCTATGCAACTTGATGCTAAAATAGAAGTGGTTGTACCGCCTGGAGTCCAAGTAACCACAACTGGTTTAGGTAATATGGGTGGGCCAGTAATAAGTCAAGGCGCAACAACAAACGTTGGTGTGGGTGAAGGTGTAATACGATAATTATGAATTACGAAGAAATGTCAAATATGGAAATAAACGCCCATCATCTTAAAATGCTTCAAGAATACGAAGCAATTAAAACTCAAATTGGGCAATTGGTTGATAAATTAGATAAATTAGATGCTGAATATGCCAAAGGTAAAGCGATTTTAAATAAAAGAGGGTAAATATAATGAGTAAATACGCATACGGTGGTGGTAGTATATATAATAAAGGTTCTGGTAAGCTATTAGAGACCACAGTATTCTATTATGGTAGAGTTATATCAAATTATGATGAAGTGGGTGCAAATCGCATTAAAGTACGTATAACGGGCATAGATGACCCTGTGGTAGATGGTGATTTGAACTATGCATTCCCTATGCTCCAAAAATTCTTTCATGTTATACCTAAAATAGGTGAAACGGTTATGATTTTCATACCAGACGTGAAAAACCCATATATTGATAGAATGTATTTGGGTCCTATTATTTCACAACCTCAAAATTTACAAAAAGATAGTGATTTATTTTCAGCAAAATCAACTTTGAATAGTGGAATTAAACAAGCTAAACCAGCACCATTTACTATACCAGAAAACCGAGGTGTATATCCAGATTTAGATACAATAGCAATACAAGGTAGAAATAATTCTGACATCATATTTAAAGAAAAGGAAGTGTTGATTAGAGCTGGTCAATCTGACTCTACAACAGGGAATGGAGATATACCAAAATTTAATTCAATTAACCCATCGTTTATTCAAGTTAAACATGATGTAGTTTTAACTGAATCTGATGATACCAGAAATAATCAATTAGGTGGTGTAGTAAATGTTGTTAGTAATAAAATTAATTTATTAACCCATAAGAATGGAAGCCCTAGATTTAGATTGAATGACCAAGATTCTATGATTACCGATAAAGAAATACAAAAAATTATAAAAGATGCCCATCCATTGGTTTTTGGTGATAATTTAGTGGAATTTTTGAAATTATTCATCAATGCTTTTATTAATCATGTTCATCCATATCCAGGCATGAAACCACAAGACCTTTCTGGTTCTAATGATATAACTAAAGTATTGGAATTTAACTTAGAATCATTACTATCTAGAAATATAAAGATTAATTAAAAAAACTAGATATTTATTATAAAAGCGAGAAATGGTAGTAAGAAGTTACTTTGATAAAAATAATACACTGGTGTACAATCAAAACGTTAACACTGGTAAAAACCCTGTGGCCGAACTATTTTACGGTGGGGTTTGGTTAACGGAAAACCCACTATATACTAGGTATATCTTCCATTTTGATATTACTAGATTAAAAGAATTTTATAATACTGGTATGTACCCAGAATTAACTGGTTTAACCCATACACTTAGAATGACCAATACCAGCACTTTCGATACTTCATTATTGGGTAAAGAGACTGGTGATGGTAAAGATAGAACAAGTTCTTTCAACTTAAATTTATTTGCTATTGACCAAGAATGGGACGAAGGTATAGGTTATGATTTTGCTGGTCAAAAATACTTCACATCTTCTAATGCAACTGTTTTAAGTGATGCACCATCCAATTGGATTGACGCTCAAACTGGTACCAACTGGCCAAGTGGTAGCGGTGTGTATACTGGCGCAACATCAGGAGTTACATTGGTAACACAACACTTCGCAGATGGTAATGAAAATCTTGAGATGGACATTACAGATATCGTAAATGGATATTTAACTGGTGATACAAATTATGGTTTAGGTTTAGCATTTGATGATGCACTTGAAAACGCTATTGAAGACAATTTAAAATATGTTGGTTTCTTTACCAGACATACACAAACTTTTTACGAACCTTATGTAGAATCTAGATATAATAATACCATTCTTGATAACAGAGGTAATTTTTATTTAGATAAGCTTAATAAATTATACCTATATGTTAATGTCGGTGGCGTCCCAACCAATGTTGATTCTATGTCAGGTATGGGTGTTACAATATTAGATAATTTAGGTGATGTAGTTTCTGCATTTACGGGTGCTGATATTACTCATGAAACCAAAGGTGTATACTCAATTCAATTATTGGTACCAACTACACCAGTAGGATGTGTATTATACGAAGATATTTGGAGTGGAATTACCATCAATGGCGTTACCAGACCAAACGCTGAATTAGAATTTGAATTGAAATCAGCTGACGAATACTATAAAATAGGCTCAGATTCGTCAATACCTAAAAATTACACATTTAATGTATCAGGAATAAAAGATGGTGAAAAAATTAATAGAGGTGATATTAGAAAGGTTAGGGTTATGGCTAGAATTCCGTATACTGTTAATCAACAAGAGGTTTTAGATTCTTTAGAATATAGATTATATGTTAAGGAAGGTAAAGCTGAATATACTGTAATTGATTACACACCAGTTGAATTAGCCTTCAATTATAATTATTTCCTATTGGATACTGCAAGTCTTGTTCCAAACAGATACTACTTAGATGTTAAAGCAACATCAAGCTACGAAGTGACCACAACTAAAAATATAATTAGTTTTGACATTACTAGCCAAGTAGATGAAAGAAAAGGATAATATAAAATGTACTAACAAAGATTGCCCCATTAAGCAATATTGTAATACTTTCAATAAAGCGGATAATAACGTAAAAAAAATACGTTGTAAATTTTTCTTTATTAATGGAAATCACGTTGGGTGTGATAATTTTACCAAAACTTATTAAGCTTTAAAAACCTTATTTCTAAGCCAAGAGACATATAATAAATAGATTATTTTTTTAAAAAAACTTGACGTTTTTTTTAGATTTCATATATTTACTTATATAACGTGATTAACAAT